GGTGCACCTCCGAGCCGCAGTCCGAGCAGCGGGCCGACCCGTCGGTGGCCTCCTCCCGGTCGGTGGACCCGCACTTGGGGCACGCCCCGTACGCCTTCTCCTCGAGCAGCCCGAGCAGCTTCTCGTCGTCGCCGCCGTCGCCGTCGTCGTCGAAGTCCTCCCCCTCCGGGTCGTCCTCGAGGGGGTACGCGCCCGGCGGCAGCTCCTCGTCGCCGCGCGGCGTCTCATCGGACCAGCCGCCGTCGTCGTCGACCGGGGCACCGCCGGCGGCGGCGACCTGCGCCTCCAGCGCCTCGATCCGCTCCGTCAGCTCGTCGATGAGGACCTCCTCGTCCTCCTCGACGACCGGAGCCTCCTCCATCGCGGCCGCCTTCTCCTCCAACGCCACCGCCCGGTTCAGCAGCTCGCGCAGCTTGGTCTCGATGCCCATCAGTCATCCTCCTGTGTCAGCGCCGCGACCGCAGCGGCCAGATAGTCGTACTCCGCGGGCGTGAGGTCGCCATAGTCCCTCGCGGCCCGCACCTCCTGCCAGGTGCCTTGCCGCTCGGCACTCTGATTCTCGACCTGCTCGTACACCGCGACCGGGTCCGTCGGCAGGGTCGGCGTGTCGTCCAGGACCCCGACCAGGGCCACCGCGAGCGCCTGCAGCGACTCCCGGTCCCCACGGGTGCGGGCGGCGATCAGGCTACGGACTGCGGCCACGACGCCTCCTCAAGTCGGAGCCGGAGGCTCTTCGCGGCGAGCGCGAGGACCGCCTTGTCGACCTGCCGCAGCTGCGACGAGTCGGTCACGTCGACGACCGTCTTGTCCGGCCGGCGGCGCAGGATCCGCGGCTGCGCGATCGTGTTGTCCGCCGTCGCCCACAGGTACTCCACCTCGACCACGTCACCCACCGTGATCGGCCCCTTCCCCAGCGTCGACACCGTCCCGATCGGGGTGACCTTCCCGTTGTGGAGCAGCGCGATGCGGGCGTTGTCCTTCCCGCCGACACCCTTCTCCACGACGACCACGTCCGCCGTGGCGGTGATCTTCGCCTTCAGCGTGTGCCCCACCCGGGCCCCGCCGTCGTACGACGAGTCCCGGCGCTTCATCATCACGCCCTCCGCGCCGGAGTTCACCACCGCGTCCCAGAGCGCCTGCTTCTCCTTCGCCGTCCTGGCGGTGGGCAGCGCCTCCACCTGCGGCAACGCACCCTTCACGGCGTCCACCCACGCGTCGGCCATCGCCTTCCGCTTCTCGTACGGCTCCTTCTCGCCGCCCACCACGACCATGTCGAACACGTGGAACTTCCCGTTCAGCAGCTCGCCCTCCACCCGGTACGACGGGGAGCCGGCCGGGGTGGCGGGCAGCTTGCCGAGCATCGGGCCGGTGATCTTCGCCGCCGTCGACGACTGCAGCTGCTGCCCCTTCTTCGACGCGAACCACGGCGTCTTGCCGGCGTCGATGACGAGCACGCCGCGGATCCCGTCGACCTTCTGCTGGAACACGTAGTCGTCGTCGGCGATGTACCTGGGCACGTCGGAGAGCGCCGCCTCCCCGAAGTCCATCGGCGTTACCGGCAGCGCCCCCGCCGGTGCCGGTGTGGACGCCGCCTCCACGACCGGGGCCTTCGGGTCGGGCACCAGCTTCGGAGCGGCCCCGCTCGAGGCGGCCTTCTTCGGCGGCGCGGTCGACGTCGGCCCGAACGCCGGTGCCTGCCCGGAGGACAGGTCGACCTCCGTCCAGCCGCCGTACCCCGCCGCCAGCTTCGCCGGTGTCGCGCTGCTCGAGGCGCGCTTCCCGTCCGGCTTGAACGTCTGCATGGACCCGTCGGGCAGCACGTAGATGTGCTTCCCCTGCGGGTGCGCGTACACGCGCGCGCCCGCGGGCACCGGCGGCAACCCCGGCGGCAGCGCGGCGGTGGTGACCCCGGCGACCGCCGTGGGGGGCGCGGGGGCCGCCGGAGCCGGCTTGGCGGCCGGACGCGACGACGAGCGCCGCTTCCTGCCGCCCTGGTCGACCACCACCGGATCAGTACCCGTGTTGTCGACCATCACCCACCGGTCCACCGACCCCTTCACGGTGTCGAAGTTCTCCGCCGGCCGCGACTGGTGCCGCCGCGAGCTCGACCGCAGGTTCTCCACGTACTCCAGCGGCAGATACCGGCCGCCGTCCAGGTACCGCTGCTTCGCCCGCTGCTTCGCCACCGACAGGGGCACGTCGACGAACAGCATCGTCGTCTCCCACGGCGGCGGCTGCGTCCTCGAGCCGGCCCCGGTCGCGAACCCCAGCTGGCCGGCCGTCTTCAACGTCGTGTCGTACGCGAAGTTCAGCTTCCGCTTCGCGGCCTGCCGCATCAGCGAGTGCGCGATCTCGAACGACTCCGCGTGGTACATGGTCGCCGACTCGTCCGCCGACAGCCCCGGGTAGTCCGGCACCATGCCCCGCCGGATCATCTCGGCCTTCACCTCGTCGGCGTTGACAGTCACGTACTCCGACAGGTCCACCCCGAGGACCGCCTGCCCCTCCGGGGAGTTCAGCACCGTCGTCTTCCCGGCACCGGGGAGGCCGCCGAGGACGAGGATCTTCTGCCCCTTCTTCACGCCGGGCTGGTTCAGGAAGTGGTCGATGATCTCCTGCTGGGCCTTCTCCCGCTCCGGGGTCCACCGGCCGCCGCGGGAGAACACGCTCGTGGTGTCCATCCGGTCCGCCATGTACGCCTTCTGCAGCCGACTGATGCGCTTCACGTCGACGTCGAAGTCGCCGGAGGTGCCCGGGTCGTCACCGGGCCGGGCGTGCGACGCGACGACGGGGAGCCCGTCGGGCCCGAACTGCACCCGCGGACGCCTCGAGCCGGAGCCGCCTCGAGCCGGGGCCGCCGGGCGGGCCGCTCGAGCCGGCGGCCCAGCCGGACGTGTGGTCACCTGCACCGCCGGGTCGGCCTTCGCGACCGCGGCGACCAGCTGGTCGCCGACCCGCTGGCCGCGCAGCGCCGGCGCGACCGACACCGCCACGATGGAACCCTTCGGCTGTGGCCCGTCCTCGGTCTGCCACACCACGTACGCACCGACCCGGCCACGCTTGTCGCGCAGCACCATCACGTCGGTGGTCGCCGGGTCCGGGGCGACACCGTTCCCGGCGCGGGCGTGCTTAGCGAGCAGCCGCCGCACGTCCGGGTCGTCCCCGGCCCGCTCCACCCGACCGCGCGGCGCGCTCCCCCGCGCGGGCGGGCGCGCGGAGGCGGGAGCACCGCCGGCGGAGAACGCCGGGGCGAGCCCACCGGCAGGCTTCGCCGCATCGGGGATGATCACCGACCCGATCGGCTGCCCGTACTTCTCCGCACCCGCGGCGGTGCGAACCTTGTCCTTCCGCTCGAGCGGCGGGGCACCCTTCGCGCCGCCCGACGTCGCCTCACCCGCAGCCGACCCCGCCCGAGCCGCCCGCTCCACACCACGCGCAGCCGCCGCAGCGGCAGCCGGAGCCTGCGGCTCACCCTCCTCGCCCTCACCGGCAGCCGCGACCGACGCGACCAGCAGCCCCAGCTCGGCCGCCCGCCGAGCGTTCGCGCCGATCCGGTCCCGCGCCCGCTTCGCGAGCAACGCCGCCGACGGAGCCCCGAACAGCATCGTGCACCGACAGTTGATCACCTCGTCGATCGGCACATCCGGCGACGGGTCCCCCGGGAACATCAGCTCCGACTTGCGCGGATGAGACGGGATCCCACCGAGCCGGAACTTCGCCAGGATCGGCCGGGTCTGCTCGTCGGCGTCCTCGTGGGTGTCGCGCACCTTGTCGTCGCGCCGCGACAGCCACTGCTTCTGCACCGACCCCGCGTTCACCGCCGCCGACAACGCCGCGTGGTTCACCGTCCCGACCGCCGACAGCGTCGTGATCCGAGCCACCCACGTCGGGGTGCGCTCCGCGTACAGCTCGCGGACACCCTTCACGATGTCCGCCATGCTCGAGCCGGCCTCGTCCTCCGCGGCGATGAACGACTGCACCTCACCGACCGCCGTCTCCATGCCCCGGGCGACCGCGTCCACCCGCGCAGTGACCGCCCGATCCAGCGACGACTCCTCGACGTCCTTCGGGAACGACATCTGCCCCGCCACCCGGCCGTACACCGACACCATGATGCGACGCAGCAGCGGCGCGAGCGACCCCGCCGCGTCCTTCACCCACCGCGACGCGTCCGCCACGTAGCGGGCGTCGATCTTCCGCTCCAGCTCCGGGTCGGACGACCGCGGCTCCCAGTGCCGGGTGTGCTTGCGCGCCTTCGTGCCCTGCAGCCGGGCGAGGACCACCGCCTGCTGCCGGTCGAACACCCGCGTCAGCTCGTCGGCGAGCAGCCGCTCCCACCGGTCCACCTCCGCCGCAGCAGCGGACCTCAACCCGTCACGGCTCACAGCCCCACCCACGACTCCGGCACCAGATCCTTGACCTCCAGCTCACCGATCGCCTTCGCGCCGGCGTCGGTCGGGTTCCCCTCATCGTCCAAGGCCGGCTCCACGTCCAGGTCGACGTCGCCGTCCTCGGAGCCCTCCGGGGCGCCCGGGAAGTAGCCGTAGCCGCGGCCCACCGTGTCCAGCGCGACCTCGAGCGCCTCCTCGTCCTCGGCGTCCACCGCCGCGTCGATCATCTCCCAGTTGCCCCACTCCGAGGCGTGCTGGAACGTCGACGACTTCCCGGCCGCCACCTCGAACGTCGCCTTCTGCAGCAGCGCCCGATCCGCCTCCGACAGATCCGGCAGGTCCTCGGCCATGATCAGCCGCTCCTGCAGCGCATCCTGCTCCTCGACCGGCAGCTCGAGTAGACACGGCGCCGCGTACAGCATGTTCATCCGGTGCAACAGCCTCTGGCTCTGCATCACGGCTCACCCACGATCTTGTAGTCGACGTCGTTCTCGTGCTTCGCCGACGAGGCGTTCATCCGGTTCCGCATCTTCGAGTACGGCACCGGCGGCGGGTTCGACCCACTCGGAGCCCGCCCCACGTACGCGTCCGGGGCGTAGTTCTTGTCCGACACCCGCATCGCCGACCGGTTCAGGATCACCAGGAACCCGCCCTGCCAGTTGTTGCCACGCTTCCCCGACCGGTAGGCACCGGACTTCCGGATCACGTCGTAGCCCTTGTAGATCGCGTAGTGGCCGACGCCCCGCTTCCCCATCGCCGCCATCTTCCGGACCACCGGATCCCGGTCCGCCCGCATCGCGGTGTACAGCTCGTCGAACTCCGCGACCCGCGCGTCGGCCTTGATCGTCATCCGCAGCATCACCCCGGTCGAGCCGCCACCGTAGTTCTTCTGCGCGAAGTCCAGCCCGTCCTTGTGGCCGTGGAAGTAGGCCGAGCTGTAGCTGCCACGCGGGTTCGGGTCCACCCCGTACGCCGCGTACGCGCCGACCCCGAACATGGCCGCCGAGTCACCGCCCGGGTAGTGCTTCCCGGTCCGGTACGCCTCGGCGAGATCCAGCGCCGCCGAGGTGCCCACCATGCCGCGGAACACCTCGATCTCCCCGTCGTCGACGTAGGCGTCCATCTCCGCCTCGGAGACGACATCGGGGTGCGCGTTGTAGCCGCGCAGCTCCATCAGGTGCGCCGCCTGCTGGTCGCCCTTCGCGGTCGCACCGGCCGCCTGCCCGAGCGTGGGCGGCGACCCGTTCATGATGTTGCGGATCTTCGCCTGCGACGTCGCATCCGAGATGTCGTTGCGTTCGATGCTCGAGGCCGCCTTCGGCGGGATCGGCTTCGGCACCGCCGGCGCAGCCGGCACCGCACCGTCCACCACGACCCGCGTCATCCGCGGCGTACCCCGCTGCGCAGCGAGGAACAGATGCGTCGACGCCGGCGGAGCCCCACCCGCAGCCGCCGCCGCGGTGCCGTTGTAGCCCTGCACCGAGTCGCGGCCCTTGTGGTCCTTGGTGATGCCGGTGACGACGAACAGACCCTCCGACTCCCGGCCGTTCAGCAGGATCACGTCGCCGGCCTTCAACGTCGACGCCTGCACCTGCTGGGTCTCCGTCGACCAGCCCGCACCGTGCGCCGAGCCGACACCCGACGTCGTCTGCGCCGCCCCCAGGGCGGTGTCGAACGGCCGCGCCTGCCCACCGGTCGGCACGTTCGCCGCCTTCTGCGGAACCGGGCCGACCACGTCGACGAGCGTCCCCGTAGAGATCTTCGACCCCTGCCTCCACGACCCGTCGGCCTGCCGGACGATGGTCAGCGGGTCGTCCACCCCCGGCCGGTAGCCCCACACCTCGGTACGGGACCCCTTCGTGTGAGTCTCGGTGACGATCCAGTCCTCCCCACCGACCCGGATCGTCTGACCGCGCGACAGCGCCCCGGCGTTCTCCTGCCGGGTCGGCCCCTGCGCCGCGGTCGGCCACACCGGCGACGGCGGAGCCCCCCCGAGGACCGGCTGCCCCACCGGCGGCAGCGCCGCGGTCCGCTGCGCCCTCCGCACCGCCGCCTTGTGCATCACACCCGGCGTGTCGATGTCCGGGCCGGACGTCGCCGTCCACGACGCACCGCCGAGCATCCGCGCACCCTGGGCGGGCGTCTTCGTCACCGTCGGCCCCGGCCCCGACTGGTACTCCAGCGTCCCGTTCGGGTTCACCGTGATCGTCCGGCCACCCCGCCCGGTGAACACCTGCCCCACCTGCAGTCGGCCAGTGAACTGCGACGCCGGGGCACCCACCTGCGGCGTGAACACCGGACCCGCCGGCACCGCCGGAGCCGGACCGGGAGCCGCCGCTGCCGCCGGTGCCGCGCCCGGGGCCGGAGCCTGCGTCGCCACCATCGCCGACGGCGACGCCGTCTGCAGCTGCCAGGTCGTGTTCCGCTTCCGCAAAGCGCTGTTCGCCGACGCCGAGCTCATGTTCCGCGACTGCCCCGACGGGTGCACCATCCGCCCGCCACCCCGGGGGCCGATCGTCAACGTCGCCCCGTTCGCCGGGTTCACGAACACCGCACCCGGCGCGATCTGCCCCGTCGGACCCCAACCACCGGCCGGCGGAGGCGTCGGACCCGCCGCAGCCGGGGCCGGCGTGGTCGGGGCGGCCGCCGTGGTCGCCGACGCCGCGAACCCCGGCACCCCACGCACCGCCGGCGACGGCCCCGTCACAGCGAACCGGTGCGTCGCCGCGACCGCCGTGGTCGGGTTGACCAGCGCGTCCACCGCCGCCTCGTTGATCACCGTCGACCGGCCCGTGGACACCAGCGTCAGCACACCAGTGCCGTCCGGCAGCACGTCCACCGTGTCACCGTTCGGGTTCGAGTGCCGGCCGACCGGGATCGAGTGCGTCGCCGTCAGGATCCTCGGCCCGATCGGCACATAGCTCGTGCCTTGGTCCAGCAGCGACTCCACATCCGAGGGCGACAGGTCCACCGTGGACGGCTGCCCCGGCGTCAGCACCACCCGGTGCACCGTCCCGGACCCGTCGGAGTGCACCGCGAGCCGGTCACCGGACTGCGTCGAATACGTCTGCCCCGGCACCGGCCGGTATCCACCCGCCTGCGGGGCGCCCACGTTCCGGGCCGCGCCCGCCGCTGTCTGCCAGTTGCTGTGCGACGGCGTGGTCCGCGCCACCCCCGGCCCCACCGGAGCCGGAGCCGGAGCCGGCCCGTACACCGGGGCGGGCGACGACGCCGCCTGGGGGGAAGCCGACGGCGCCGCCGCGGACCCGGGGGAACCCGGGCCTGCAGCCACCGTACGACGCGCCGCCGCCACATCCGTCGGGTGCGGGGTGCGGGCCACCGCGAGCACCGACCCCGTCGGATGCGTCGACCCGCGGAACGTCACCCGCTGCCCGGCGCTGTTCAACGCCACGATGTCGTTGGTCTTGCGGTCCACCGACACCACCGAGTGCCCCGAACCCTGGTACTGGATGACGTCGCCCTTCCGCAGCGACGCAACCTTGATCGGCTTCGGCCCACCCGGCACCGCGGTCGCGACCGGAGCACCCGGCACCACCGGGTACGGGTAGTTCCCCGGCGGCGTCAGCAGCGCCTGCGCCTGCTGGTACGCCGCAGACCCCGCCGGGGCGGCGGCGGGAGTAGGCACCGCCGCCGCCGGGGACACGGGGGTCGCGGCGGCCGCCGCCGATGGGGGGGCAGCGGCCGCCGGAGCAGACGGGCCCGGGGGAGCCGCCTGCGGGACAGACGGCCCCGGGGGAACCGCCTGCGTCTGGGGCCGGTTCTCCGGCAACGTCACCCGCGCCTGCTTCGCGAGGTACTCCCGACGCGCGATCAGCTTCCGCGCCAGGTCGACCTTCTCCGTAGCCGACAGCGACGGGTACGACGCGTTCACCAGCTGGCTGATCTGCTGCGGGCTGATCGCCGCCACCCGCTCCACACCAGCCACGAACCGGGCGTCGGTGTGGTTCGGCTTCAACTGCCCGAACGTCGCCCGAGCCGACACCCCCGCCGACGCGTTCCGCATCGTCGACAGCTCCGGCACGTCATCGGCGAGCGCCCGCTTCCCGCCCTGGGCACGGAACAGCAGCGACCCGCCCACGTCGACGGTCAACGGCCGCCCGTCCTTGCTGGTGATCGTGTTGTTGTTCTCCACCGCGTCCCAGTTCGCGAGCCAGGCGTGCACCGCGAAGTCCTCGAGGACCGCGTCCCGGTACTTCGCGTCGCTCGCCATCCGCGACGACATGTCCGCCTTCCCGGCGACCATCTCCGACGCGATCCCGTCCGAGCCGCGCTGCCCGGAGAACATGCCCGACCCGGACAGGGTCGCCCGGTTCACCTTCGGCACCTCCACCCCCGCGGCGGCGTAGAACCGCGCGGCGGCGACCTCGTTGTCGGCGTGCTGGGCGTCCAGCGACTTCACGTACATCCGCTTCCCGCCCGGGGCGCGGAACTCCGAGGCCGGGTTCGAACCCTTCTGGGAACCGGCCACCGCGGTCCACGTCGAGTCGACGGTCACCGACGGCACACCAGCGGCGACCACTCCGGCGGCCCGCGCCGGCGTCGCAGCCGGCGGTGCCGGTGTGGGAGCCGGTGGGGTCGGGGTCACCGTCGCGGCCGGCTGCTGCGGAACCGTCGGCTGCCCGGCAGCGGCCGGGGTCGGCGTCGGCGGCGCGGGCGCAGCGACCCGCCGGGGCGCGGCCGCCTTCTTCGCCGCGGCACGCGTCTGCGGCACCGGCCCGGTCAGCGGCGCGTTGATCCGCTTCCACGCCCCGTGCCCGCCCGCGGAGAACAGCTTCGCCGCGGTCGCCGAGCTCGAGGCACGCTTCCCGCTCGGGTGCCACACCTGCATCGCACCCGAGGACGGGTCGGCGTAGATGTGCTTGCCCTGCGGGTGCACGAACACCGCCCACCCGGACGGCACCGGAGGCAGGTTGAACTGCGGAGCACCGGCGGCCGGGGAAGGTGCCGCCGGAGCCGCCGGAGCCGCCGGGGGGACCGCACCCGACGACGGGGTCGCCGCAGCAGGCGCCGGCGGCGACGGCGCAGCAGCCGGAGCCGGAGCGCCACCCGCGCCCGCCATGGCCCGAGCCGCCGCAGCAACGTCACGCTTCGCCTGCGCCACCGCCGTCGGGTGCGGCGTACGTGCCACCGCGAACAGGGTGCCCTGCCCGGAGTGGGTAAGCGTCTGCACATCCCCGGCGTCGTTCACCAGCGTCAACGCGACCCGCCCACCCTGGGCACGCTTCGCCTCCGCCACCGCCCACAGGTCCCCGTTGTACGACACCACGTCGCCCTTGCGCAGCGACACCAGCTTCGTCTGCTTCGGCTTCGGCGACGGCTTCGCCGGCGGAGCACCCAGCACCCGCGGGTACTGGTACGCCGGCGGGTGCGTGATCACTGCGGCAGCCGCCCGCACCGCCGCGTTCGGGTGCGTCGTGAACCGGGACGAGCCACCACCCGGCGACGCCGTCGAACCCGCGTTCGGGTCCACCACCCCGCTCGAGGGGTGCCCGCCCTTCAACGGCCTACCGGCGAGCCACAGCGCGACGTCGCCGACGTCCATGAACTGCCCGCCCATCGGATGCCCCAACGGGTACCGCGGCTGCTTCGGGTTGAACGCCTTCGTCTCCAGGTCGAGCCCCGCGCCGGCCGTGGTCAACGCCTGCGGCTGACCCTGCGGCGTCGCGAACGTCGGCGACTCCAGCATCGCGTCCAGCTCCGCGTCGAACCCGGCGAGCGACGGGTCCATGCCCGGCATCCCACCGCCCGGCACCAGCCCCGGGTCCTGCCCACCCGCCGGCTTCATTGCACCGGCAGCCTGCTCGTCGGCCTCCTCGCCGACCGCGATCTTCCCACCCGGGATCCACAGCACCTTCGACGCCGGCCGACCCAGCTTGTCGAGCTCGGCGACCTCACGCCACTCGTCCACCGTGATCAACCCGGCCGCCACGTCCGCGCGGGCCTTCTCCACCCGCTGCTCGTGCCGGCGCCGCAGCACCGGCTCCGAGGACACGTCGTGCTTCAACCGCCGGTCGTCACCCCAACCGCCCGCGGTGAGCGGGTCCAGACCCGACTCGATCACCTGCGACAGCGGCAGCACCGTCACGTCAAGCCAGTTCTCCTTCTCCGCGTCCGCGTTGTCGAACGTCCGCCCCGACGCGTTCCCGATCACCGACTCCGGAGTGCCCAGCGCGATCAGCAGGTCCTCCTTGGTGAGGTTCCGCAGCTCCGCGTACTGCGCGTCGCGCGGCGTGATCGCCGTGTCCTGCACGCTGATCGAGTCCGCCTCGATCACCGTCGTACGCCCCACCCCGTTCATGCCCGGCGTGAACCGCGCCTTCAACTCCTGCGCGTCCTCCGGCGACAACCCACCCTTCACCGCCACCAGCTGACCACCCCGCCCGTCGTTCAGCAGGAAGTTCCGGTTGTACAGGCGCGCGTAGAAGTCCAGGTCCAGCGAGATCCCGGCCGCCTCGAGCGGCGTCACGGACGAGTACGGGTCCGTCGGGTGCGGCTTCCGGATCCAGAGCACCCCCGCCTTCTTCTCGTGGTCGTACGGCGGCAGCTCGATGTGCCGACGGTCCGGGTCACCGGGCAGCTCCACCTTGAAGCCACGCAGGAACTGGTCCGGGTCGGGGATCACCGACGTGTGCGCCACCGGCAGCAGATTCAACGCAGCCACCCGGGACCCCAACCGCGACGGGATCGCCTCGACGAACACGCCCTTCTTCGACAGCAGCGCGAGCGAGATCACCCGGTAGCGGAAGTACTTCGCCGACCGCTCGATCTCGTTCGAGTACTGGTTCAGCAGCGGCAGGCAGTCGTCCTCCACCTGCTTCCAGTCCGGCTCCCACCCCTCCATCGCCCGGATCGGCCAGCCCGACATCTTGTCCGCGATCGCGTCGATCGCCTTGAACGCCCAGATGACCTTCTCGTAGCCGTCCGCCACCAGCCGGTCGATGTTCGACCCCGGCGGCGTGTACGCCTGGTTCTTGTAGACGAAGCCACGGCCCTGCGCCGCCCGCCGGGTCGCCGCGTCCTTCGTCTCCAGCACCAGCCCCTGCGCCGGCGCGGCGGCGGAGGCCTTCCGGCCCAGACTCGGAAGGAACTTCACCATCAGGAACCACCCTCCGGAACCCACGCCCCGTCAACGATCCGACCCGCCGCGGCGCACAGGCAGCACGACACCGGCTCGACCACCGTAAGCGGCACCAGCGAGTCCAGGGTGAACACCACACCGTCGACACCCGCCGCGTCACACACCGCCCACGGCACCAGCAGACTGTGGTCGCCGTGGTCGAGGACCACCCCGGCCGGCAGCGCCGCGTCCTCACGCGACCACAGGAACACCCCCGTCGCGGCACCCAGGTTCAGTGTCGTCACGACGCGGCCCGGTCCTGCCGGCGGGTCGCGAGCTCACCGGGCGTCGGCTCGAACGCCTCACCCGGCTCGTCGTCGGCGGGCCCGGCCACCTCGAGCGGCGGCACCGGCACCGTCGGCTCGTCGCCGAGCCCCAGCAGCACCCCACCGACCACCATCAGCACCCCACCCGTCCCGAGACTCACCGGCCAGCCGCCGAGCACCCCGGCGGCGACCACCACACACAGCGCCCCGAGCACGGTCAACACGACGGAGGCACGTTCACGGGTGGTCACGAAGTGCAGACTACGGCGTACCCGGTGCCACGTGTCGGACCCCGCACGCGAAACAGCCCGCCACCGCCGAAGCGGTGACGGGCTGCCCTACCCTTCCCGACTACGCGGGAGAGCCTTCCCCGTACTCGGGGGCGGTGTCGACCTCCACCGAGGTCTCCTCCTTGGCCGGGGTCTCCACTGGGACCTCGGTCGTGTCCGGCTGCGGGTCCGCCGGAGCCGGCTCGCCGGCCGGCTCGGGCGTCGGATCGGGCTGCTGTGTCTCACTCATGGGAAGCACGGTACCCACAACAGCGGGGCCGCACCCTCCCCCCGGACGGCGCGGCCCCGCTGCTTCCCCCCCTTGCCCGTCGGCTCCCCCCAAGGGCGACGGACCGAACCCCTACGCCACCGGCATCAGCCGCTGCGGGAACGTCTCGACGTCGTAGCCGTCGTCGCCGGGGTAGCGACCCTCCTCGTCCGGCCACAGCACCTGCAGCAGCCGCACCTCCCCCGGGTCCTCGGCGAACCGCAACGCGAGGAACGCCTCCGCGGCCTGCGGGTCGATGGGCCCGTGCAGCCGGAACGGCACCGACCAGTCCGGCAGCCGGAGCAGCACCGACGGGTCCGGCACCTCCAGCGGCCCGTGCTCGACCATGTGGTCGGCGCACGCGTTCAGCACCGGACCGGCCTGCCGCGGCGCGAGCGTGTCGAGCAGCAGCTCGGGCAGCCCCTTCGCGGTCAGCCCGACGGTGTAGGTGAACCCGTAGGAGTGCTCGTCGCCGAGCACCGTCTGCAGGGACCAGCCGTGCTCGGCGATCAGGTCGCGGTGGTGCTCGTCGACGGCGTCCATCCGCTCGGCGAGCTCGGCGGCGACCTCCTCCATCGTCTCGCGGAGCCGCTTCGGGTCCTCGCCCATCAGGCGACGGCCTTCGACCGCTTGCCGCGCAGCGCCGCGAACTTCAGCTCGCGCGCGTCGAGCGCGGCCTGCAGCTGGGAGCGGACGCGCCAGGCGTTCACGCCGGCGTTGCGGCGCAGCCGGGCGGCCTCCTTCTCCGGGTCGGCGACGCCCTGCGCGGTGAGGACCTCGACGGGCGGGGTCTCGGCGGTGGTGACGGCGGCGATGCGGGCGCGGAGGTCGTCGACCTTGGCGTCGACCTCGAGGTTCGACCACTTCTGCTTCACGGCGAGGTTCATCGCCGGGGTCCAGGTGGCGCGGTCGGTGAGGCCGAGGTCGAGGAACTGCTGCTCGGCGGGCTTGCTGTTGCGGGTCATGGGGTCTCCCTCCCCTACTCGATGGACTGCAGGTCCGCCGGGTCGATCCCGGTGAACCGCTCGTGCTGGCGGACGATCTTGACGTCGACGGTGCCGTTCTTGTGGACGGCGGTGACGACGAGCTCGGTCATGGGTCCGACGCCGGGGAGCCGGTGGGCTCCGAGGTAGGCGACGGACTCGCCGATGCTCAGCCGGGGCCGCCGGCGCTGGGCGCTTCTGCGGCTCATGCTGCTCCCCTTTCTCGGGATATGGGCTGCCTCTTGACGGCCCTGTCAACTGGTGATAACGCAACGGTACGACGGTTAACCGTTGTTCGCAAGCGGTAGCGGCCAGGTGACGACACGCCCACCCACCAGCACCTACGCAATGATCCGCGCCCGAGGACGCGACACCAGCACATCGAACCCACCCGACACCGCATCCACCTGATCATCGTGCGGCAGATGCGGAAACCCCGCAGCCTCATCCAAAAACTCCCGATTCCACGGCGCACTGAGGATCGACACATTCCCCGCCTGCGCCGCCCGAGCCACCGGCGCAGCCCGCTCCTCCTTGCTCAACGTCGGCCGGTGCCCATCGAAGTCGAACCCCACGAACACATCCCGCCGATAGTTGTCGATCGCCGTCACCCCAGACGAACCCGGCTCCTGCTCCATCCGCACCGGGATCCGCCGCCCATCCAGGGCCGCCACCTGCTTCAACACCAGCTCCGACTCGTGCGGCTTCTTCCGGAACCGCACCACATCCTTGATCCACCAGCGGCCCTCCCGGTCCAACCCGACCAGCGCACCCACCGACCAGTCCGGATCCGTCTTCCGCTTCTTCCCCCGCTCCGCCGGCTTCGGAGCCGTCGCCGCCATGTCCCAGTACCGCACCCACCGACAATCCGCCGGCACCTCGTCGACGATCCGGAACCACGACCGCTCGAACACGTCCCCGTCATCAGCGACATCCCAGTCGCCCTCCTCGAGCCGCTGCCGCTCCACCTCCGTGAGCTCACCCAGCGCCTGCCGGTACGCCTTCCGGTCGATCGACGGGTTATCCGACAGCTTCGCCGGCACGAACACCGCAGACGACCGGCGCGTCTCCTGATCCACGAACCGGCCCCGCACCCACTCGTGGCCCACACCCCCCGGGTTCGACCCCGACCGCATCCGCAGCGGCACATCAGCGAGGGTCGTCCCGTCCGCCGCGGCCGGCAGGATCGGAGCACCCAGCTCGTTGACGGCCTCCCGGTCCGCCTCCGGCGCCACACAGTCACACCCCCACGGCCGGTAGTCGCCGCACCCGCACACGCACTCCTCCCAGGGGAGGTGCTCGTGCCCGCACGCACAGTGGTCATGGTCCTCGTCGTGCTGCCGCCGGTGCCCCGCCGGCTGGCTGGTCGCGTGCCCGCAGTTCTCGCACGGCACCGACGGGCCACGCAGCCGGGAAAACAGGTACCGGTAGGTGCGCTCCTCGAAGTGGGTCAGCTCGTCGAGGAAGATCGCCTGGAACTCCGCCGACTGGTAGCGGTACACGTCCGCGTGGGTCGCCGCGTACCCGAACTGCAGGGTCGCCGGCCGACCCGGGTCGACCGTCGGGAACTCCCACAGCTTCCCGCCGTCCCGCTTCCGCGCCTCCGTCCCGTGCAGCCACGTGCCCGCCCGGTCCATGATCGCGCCAGGCAGCGCGAGGTCCTGGAACGTGCGCCGGATGATCAACGCCGAGTAGCCCGGCACGTCGACGTACTGCAGCATCGCCATCAACCCGGCGTCGGACTTCCCGCCGCCGGCGGCACCCCCGTAGAACACCTCGGGAATGTGGGACAGCAGCAGGAACGCCTGCTGCGGCGGATGCGGCACATGCGGCACGTAGCCCTTGCCGGAGGGGAACCGCGGGACAAGGTCAGCCGCGAGGGCCGTCCTCCTCGGCGCCCCCATCGCCTCCACCGTCCAGTGCAGCCGCTCCACCGGGTCGGTCAGCTCCTCCAAGGATGTCCCCGACACCCGCCTTTGCGAGTACGGAAAGGACGCCGGTGAGGCGGGACGGGTCGTCACGACGCAACTCCTGAGAGATCTCGATCGGCTTGCCGTTGATGCCGGTGACCTCGAGGCGCAGCGTCTCCGGGTCACCGACAGCCCGGAGCCCGATCTTGTGCCACAGGTCCACCGCGTACGCGAGGCGGCCCTGCTCCTGGGCGTCCAGCCCCGAGTCGGCCATCCCGTCGCCCACAGAGCCCGCACGCCGCGCCTGCGCCTGCTGCCCGAGCTCGGCGAGCCGGGTGATGCACAGCTGCAGCCCCATCTTCGCCGCGTCCAGCGCCCGCCCGTCCAGCTGCGTCGCCTCCTTCGCCATCGCCGCAGCCTTCGCCTGCTGCCGGGTCCGCTCCACCTGCGCCTGCCAGCGGGTCCGCTGCTCCACCCACCCCTGGTGCGACGACTTCTCCTTCAACCGCGCCACCGGAGCCCCGAAGTGGGCCGCGACCTCGGCGAGCGACGGCCAGTGCGTCACACCGGCGTCCTTGTCGCGCACACCCTCCACGTAGCGGCGCCGGATCGACTCCCAGTCGTACTCCCGCCGCGGCAGCTCACGAGCGTTCGGCGGCAGCCCGGGCGGCAGCGGCCGCCGCCCAGGGCCGGCCGGAGCCTCCTCGGTAGCCGCGTGGTCACTCTTCGGAGCATCCTCACCGGCCAGCTGCTGCAGCTCCTGGGCGGACTGTTCGGCACTGTCGCCCGCCTCGTCGTCCGATTCGCCCCCCTGTTCGCCGGTTTCCGCGCCGGTTTCCGCGCCGGTTTCCGCGCCGGCCGCCCAGGGCGACACCGGCGAGCTCATCAGCTCCGCGGCCGCCAGCTCACCGGCGACGTCAACCTCATCAGCCGGCGACGCCGGCGGCCCAGCCTCGTCCGCCGGCCGCGACGACGACCAGAACCCCTCCACCGGCCGCGGGAACACCTCCTCCACAGCGTTCCGCGCCTCCACCACCGCAGCCGTATCCCGAGCCTCCTCGAGCGACACCACGTAGTCCGCGTCCGACCGCGCCCACCGCCGACTAGCACCATCCCGATGCTTCCCGCCATGCCCCGCCTCGAGCACACACGGGCCGCCGGAGCCCTCCACACCACACCTGACCATGCCCCCCATCATGCACGTTCACCACGCTTCGCAGCCCTCTACACGTGCGCGAGGCAGCTTCACAACACACACAAGGTCGCGCGCACCGCATCTAGTAATCGCCAGCATCCAGACCCGATTTCGGGCGGAACGGGGCTGTGGTCCGACGTCAGCTCGGCGGCCGAGTAGGAAGCCGAGTAGGACGCCGCTACTGAGTAGCAAGGTTCCGGCGTCGGCGGGCGCGTGGCTGGGCGTGGGG